GCGTACCTGTGGTGTCTGCCGTAACAACGTAAGCGTTGGTTGTTGTGGTTGATGCGCTGATCGTACTCATATGATTACGTGCCTTTGCCCAGAAGAAATCGTAAGAGCCACACCGCTGTTGATTGTCAATGGGCCAACAGTAAAACCATTCTGCCCAGTGGCTACAGTCCCGCTTACCGTCATAGTGCTTGCATTAAGTATCACTGCCCCGATACCGCCACCCAAAGCATTGGCTGAGTATTCAGCAGGATATGTAACAAACACATCCTTTACTCCAGCACTGAAGGATACAAGTGACCCTGAGTTGCTTGAAGAAAGCACGGTTGTACGGGCCAGCGTTGTACCTGAAGAAGTGTATGTGCCAACACCTACCTCCCACTCAGACGTGCCTTGACCAGAAATGCAGTAATAGGTGGTGTTGCCGTTACCGATGGCAGAAAAGGATTGAAAGCCAGTTACAGCCCCAGCAAGCGTGACTGTGCCTGTACCAGTCGTGGTAGTAGTCTCCCTAACGCGATCAGCTAGAACTAATGCCATGTCTTACCTTTACGTTGTCCCAATATCCGTCCATGCGGTCGGACTACTATCGTCAACTGTTGCCCACCCTGCGGATTCTGATGTGTCTACATTTGCCCAGCCAGCAGTCTGCGCAGCCTCGATTGTCGCCCATGTTGCGGTTTCTGAGTCATCAATATTTGCCCAATTTGCAATTTGACTGTCGTCAATAAGCTCCCACAAAAACCTTGCAAACAGGATGTCCGAAACAGCTATTGCCTCTTGGATGGCACACAAAAGCTGTTGAACTGCTACCATTGTTTCCGTAGCACTGACGGTTTCTAATACCAAGACGGAAATATTCATAGTCTCAGATATAGCATCAGTTGCTGTAACCGTTTCTGTAACACTGGCGGTAGATTCGGTAGTTCCTTTATTTGAGTCTGTTGCTATTGCCGTTTCGCTAACCGCACCATTGAAAGCAAATGAGCTTGATGTCGCATCAGTAGCAGTCGCCGCCTCCGCAATCAAAGACAGGTATGTCGGTAAAGAACTTACAGAATCTGTTGCCGTAGCGGTCTCTGAAATCAAAGACGGATATGTCGGCACAGAACTCAATGAATCTGTAGCTGTGGCTGTCTCGCTAACCGAAGTTAGGAACGTAGCCTTGGTTGAGATTGTGTCTGTCGCCGTGGCTGTCTCTTCCACTGGCGCATTGAATGTGCTGGCAGCTACCGCATCAGAATCTGTGGCAGTCGCTGTTTCCGCAATTATTGCGGCAAAAGATAAAAGCGACGAAACACTATCCGTCGCTGTGGCTGTCTCGGCTACAAATACTGAGTAGCTAGCACTACCAAGCGACGCAAACGGGGCTTGTGAGAATGCGGATAAACCAAACACTCGTCATACCCCACTCATTTAAACAGCCGCAAGTTCTGACTCGGCAAACCAGCGTTGTTGTGTATGGCCTTCGGCATCTGCCCACTCAATCAAGTAGAACACATTGCCATCATCATCCATACGCATACCAACCACTGGGCCTTGAGGAGTAACGCCAACCAACTTTACGACATCGCCTTTTTTAAATGTTGCCATGATTAACCTGCCAAGCTAAGTGTGTAAGTGACGTTCAGCGTATCGCCTGAAACAACAGAACGGTCGCCGGGAGAGGTGAAATCAGATGCCGAATACAGAGTACCCGTAGAGCCGCCCTTGGTGTTATTGCTTACCAAAAATGCCCCGCCAACAGTTTGAGTTGCATTGATTGTGTAAACAGCAGGAGAGGCTGAGTTGGTAGCCACGGATGGATTTGCTGTGGTTGGCGTGGCAAATGTACAAGCGGGTCGAGTTGCTTGGCTGTAAGGCGTAACTTCAGTCCAGCCAGCGTGAGATGCCATTGTGTCACCGGCGGCTGGAGTATTTGATGCACCTGCGCCATACAAACCAATATACCAAGCAGCGGTATACGAACTGCCAAGGAAGTATTTGTTGTTCATGTCTTGCAAGCCGACGTTCACAACCAGATTGGGGCATTCAGCTTCCCACTTCAAGTTGCCATCTTTGTCAAAACACTGCATGTGATACACACCTTTGGCAGTTGCGGACTCGCCGCTTTCCAAGGCCTTGGTGATTGCGCTACCGATAACGTCGGCTGCGGATGCTTTTTCTGTGGATGACATTTATTGCTCCTTACGCAATACGGATAATTGCTGATGTGTCGGTAGCAGCAGGGAACTGTACCGTGAATGTTGTGGTTGAAGTCTTGTTAGACCCGAAGTCAAGAACGCACACTGCGCCATTGTCTCCTGCTTTATAGATCAAAGCGCCCCTAGCTGTGATAGCGCCTGTCCACGCTGCGTTTGCAAAAGAAATGTAGGCCGTTGTGTTAGGTGCGTTACCTGTTGTCGGTGTTTGCGTTACGGTAAGAACTTGCCCACCAGCCGTATACCCAGCATCCACAACCTCGCCCGTAGTCGTATAAGCCGTGGTAGTGGCATCAAGCGTGGCCTCATTGGTATAGAGCGCAATGTAGAAAGTTCCAGACGTGAAATTAAACGAGCCGTTTAACAGCCCTGTACGAAACACGTTGCAGGTGTAGTTGCCAGTAAATGCCATCAACGCACCCCATTATTTTGTGGCAACGGGGCTTGGCGATACTGACCACTACGGTATGCGTCGCTACGCTCCATGCCATCGCCAAGGCGAGAGGCCAGTGCAAGTGCTTCTTTGTACTTGCCGTCATACAACGCAATCATGTCCGTCTCACCTTTCATAAAGGTGTACGCCTCAACCAAAGAACCGTACAACAGCACGGTGTCAAAGTTATCACCCAGCCAAGTCTGACCTGAAGAAGCGGTAGTAATTGACTCTGGGTAGTAATAGAAGTGCAACTCCACAGTGTAGGCAGCATCAGGTGTTGGGCCAAGAATAAAGCTCAACTCGTTTGTCACAACAGGGGTTCCCCCCGAAGTTGTGGTTGGGCCAAACAGTGCGTAGTATTTTGGAATGGCTGTGTCGGTTGGTGATGGGTATGCTTGGCGGATGAAGTTCACATCCTTGTTCAACAGATACTCGTAGTTACCGTCAGCATCAATCACAGCCAGCGAATAAGCCGACAAAAAGTCTGATGGGCATGACAGGTATTTGTTGTTAGCCGTGGTTATACCTGTCATGTTTTTGCGAAGCGATGGGAACTGAACCGTGTTGTAGATGCGCTGCTCAGCCTGCGTAATGAAGGTGTTCAACTGTGTCGTTGAAGACACAGTTGCCCCACTCGCAAGGTACGTTTCCGGGAACGTGTTCTCGGTGTACGACTGAATCGCAGCGATCAACTCGTTATAGGTCATGCCATCGGGCCTCTGGCCATCACACCTTTAGTAGCCGCGCCAGTGCCACGGATTTTGATACCGTCAGTCTTGGTTGGCTTGTACTCACCACTGCGAGTGTTGGCGACAGACACGTTGGCCTCGCGCAAATACTCTTTGTTTGGTTGGTTGTACACATCCACTGTGGGAATGGTTTTGGGTTGTTTGTATTCAGCCATCTTAGCCTCCGCGACCAGTAGAACGCTGGTTCATGATCTTGGCCATGTTGCGACCATACTTGAGCATGTCGCTGTTGGTCTTGCCACCAGCACGCATCTTCTTAGCGCCGGGGTGCATACGCTTCTCATGGGCTTTCACCTCTTTGTCAGCGATTTGCTTAACTTCTTTCTTGTCCATCATCGACTCCTTATGTCGTTGCAACTGTAACTGTACCAATTTCTACCACAGAAACCAAGTTATTTGGTGTTAAAACGGAATCAAAGAACTCCGAACCACCAACTGGGTTCCAACCCCATTGAATCACCCTACTGCCTCCACCCACAACACCCTGCGCGTCCACGTTGGGGCTGTTGGTCAACAAAATCTGCAAGCCTGTTCTACCAGACACCTTGTAGCTCAAGTCGGGCCTTGGGTCTTTCACGCCCTGCGGATCGTCCACGGGGTACATACCAAGCTGTAACTGAGGCTGATCTGGCTCCCAGCACTCTGGACACACTTTTAAGTCGTAGACCTTGGTCTTGACGACAAGCTTCCTGAGTACGGTGAGCTTGAATCTGAATCCACACCGGTCGCACTCGGCAATGGAATTCTTGCCGGAGGAAAACCGGTTTCCCATTACGTCCCACTCCCAATAAACATCTGTCTAGGCACGAGGCGCAACGCGGCGCGTTCCTGATCTTCGTCAGCCGCTGTCATCCATGCCTCATCGTACTGTTGTTTCAGCACTTGAAGCCTCTCCATACCACCCGGCACCTTGAGCGCAATGTAATAGGCCAGTCCAGCCACCATACAGGGTACAAAACGGAACGGTACATCCATCACGTTGACACCGTTGCCGGCATCTTGCACGCGACGCATACGCCAGTAGACAAACTGGTAGGGTTGGGAGCCGTCAGGCGTAGGCCACACGGTCACGCGAGGCACATTGTTAATGTACACCTTAGCTGTTGAGCTTGCAGTGTGCGCAGCCGCTGTCGTTCCGTTCTGTCCACGGAAACAGTCACCCAAAGTGTTGCCAGTAATGTAGTTATAGAAGATGGTTTCGCTGTCAATGTTGATATAACCAATGGCAGGCAGCCCAATCACGTTGGATAGGACGATTGTGTTGGTCGTAGCGTCAATTGTTGTCGCTAAAACGGCTGTTGTAGGGGTGATTTGTCCATCCAAACGCTGATACCAAACCTGAATTGGCCGCGCTTGGGTCAGTTTGTTGGGTAAAGTGGCGTAAGTGGACACGCTGATACGTGTAATTGTCAAATCGGCCTGTGTTGACTGGACATTTGCTTGTGTTCGGATCACATGATCCAGCAAATCAACCGTATCCGTGGGGATTGCGTAGGTATTTAACCCTTGCGTCAGGTTAATTGTGCCCTGCTCGAACGTCCACATGTTGACGCCACGGTTTGCCCAGTCAGCAAACAGTAAGTTCAGCGACCGGCGAGCCGTTTTGAGGTCATAACCCGTGCGCAACTCTGAACCCGCACGCTCAAACGCCTCCTCAACCAGTTCGGTGAGGTCTAAATTAAAGCCTGATGATCCAGAAGTAGTTGCCATGTCTTATTGCATTCTTGCTTGGTTTTTAGCCGCCAACTTTTGAATAGCGTTTGCCACAGCGGGAGGAGTTTTGGGGGGCACAACCGAGGGCTTGGTTTCCACAGGGGTAGGTTGGTCTGTTCGTACCGGTCTACCGGGATTAGGAGATATTGCTGGCGCGGGTCTGGGTTGTGTTGTTGATGTTGGAGGCATTGGGCTACCGCCCAAAAATGCTGCCAAACCACCCAATCCTGCCGTTTGTTGTTGCAAAGCCGCCATCATATCTGGCGGCAGGGGCTGTTGACCAGCTTGTTGCATTCCGGGGATGTAACCAAATCCGGGGTCTACTTGCGGCATTTGATTGTTTCCAACAGGAATAGGTTGTGCCCCAAACTGACCTGTTGGGAACATTGGTTGCCTATAGGCAGGGATGGGCTGTTGCGCACCACCAAAAGCACCGCCTACAGTGTTACCTATTTGACCAGCAATAGCATTGCCTGCCTGCCCCATAGGGCTTGGAGGGTTTACAGCAGGGCTTTGTGCCCCAATGCCCCCAGTTGATCCGCCACCACCTGCCATGATGTCACCCCATCTTCTTCAGTGTTTGTGCCAGTCGTGCACGTTGTCCCATCTTGCCGGGGGCTTTTGCAGCCGCTGCCAGTTTCTTAGCGGGGATGGGTTTGTCACCTTTGACACCAAGAGATGCACGCAACGCGCCGGGCTTTTTGATTGCCTTTTGAATCCACTTCTCAGCCATTACATGTTCTCCATTGTTTCGTATGCTTTTAAAAGACCTTTAAGACGTTCAATCTCTTTGTCACGTTCTTCAAGTTTGCGCATCAAACTGTCGTTCATATCAGCCCACATAATAATTTGCTCCATACGCTCTTTATGGTCTCGGCGCATCATCTCAAACATGCGTTCTGAAACTTCAATCTGTTTTTGTATGAAGGGGATCATCATCTAAACCCTGCTGTTTTCTTTGCAATACCTTTGGGTTGTGCCACAAACTGTTTGCCTGCCGCCTTGCCTTTGCGTTTGGCTTTGGTTGTGGCTGCATACTCAGCAGAGGACAAAGACTTGATAGCAGCTTCAGGGAGATACCTCTCACCTGTTTTTGACGAAGGCTTGCCCGACTTGGTACGCCATTTCTGGTCAGTCCAGTTTTTCAGGGAAGTCTGCGGTGCTTTCAATCTTTGTAGCCCCCACCTTTTGCCTTGTACTTCTTGGCCAGCAACTGCGCTTTGCGTG